ATATATAGAACCTGTAAAGCGTATAATGAAGCAACTATACTTGTCGAGAATTATGATATTGGTGAGCAGGTTGCGGAATTGGTACATTATGAGTATGAATACGAGAATATACTTTTCACCGAAAGCGCAGGAAGATCTGGTAAAAGGATATCTTCTGGATACGGAAAGCATTGCGATAAAGGGATAAGAACTACCAAAAGCGTAAAATCTGTTGGTTGTTCAATTTTGAAAATGTTAATAGAGCAAGAACAGCTCATATTGAACGATTTTCAAACTATAAAA